AGAGGGCCGGTGACCAACCTGTCAGCGAATGACTGCGCAACAATGCCGAACGCCATCATGTCACCCACCGCGGCGCCAGCCTGTTCTTTCTTCCAGAACCGATAACTTTCTATCCTGTAGTAAAGACGGATGATGCCGTGGGCGAACGCCATAACATCAGCGCGGGTACCACCCAGCAGCCCAGCGTTTAGCATCACATCGTTGCGATGCTCTTCAATGAACTCCTGATAGATGCGCTCCCGGATGATTCTGCTTTGCCCCAGGTATCGGCGTAGGTCTTTGGTTCAGAACCGATGTATACCTTCCCTGCCTCCATTTCTCCCCACGGCGCGCGTAGCATTTCGACATCGGTACCATCAGTACACCAGACGAACCGGTATTCAGGGTGATCTCGCAGGTGCTGCCAGATGTGCAGCCATCGCCGGAAGTAGACATTCATCTTCACGTCAGGTACGCGATACAGCTCAACATCTGCTGGTGCCGTCAGTAATTCATCCACCAGCGCGATACGACCAGAATTACGAAGTGATGAGGCCCATTTAGCCAGCATGTCAGGCGAGGCCGCCAATTTTGTGCCGCGCTGCGGGTCAGGCTGACTGGTGAGAAGCGTTGTGATAACCACGTCGCGCTGCTGGCGGTATTCAACGTAACCAGTAAACCCGGCATCACGCCGTTCGTTGTGGATCTTCACGTTACGTTCCACCAGCGCCTGTCGGTCGGGACGCGGTACCGAACGCTCTACGGCTTCATGCTCATCGAGAGATTGGATCAGTTTTTCTGAACCTACCACATCACCGTAAGCCCATGTCGTCAGGCCAGCGTTATGGATACGTAGCGCGAGGTCACTGTGTTCGTACATGCCGCGACCGTAAACGGGATCGAAACCGCCAACCTTCTCTATGGCGCTGCGGTGGTAGTAAAGCATCACGCCACGCTGTCCGGTATAAGCGATGTGCTTATCATCCCGGTACAGAACCGCCATATCATTCAACTTAGTCGTGCCAGCCAGATCTAGAAACTGGTAAGCCAGGTGTGGCTCGGGTGATTCGATGTATGGCAAGTGCCAGTTATCAGCGATGGGCCAGGCGTCATCGTCCCACAAGAAGAGATGCTCACACCCGGCGTCCATTAGCGCGGTTAAACTGGCGTTCTTCGATGCAACAATGCCGAGTGATGTTTCATGGCGAAGCAGCTGCACGCAGTCAGGCACTACTGCGGCAGGTTTTGAACCATCATCGACTACCACCACCAGCGCGCCGGCTGGCAGATGCCTCAGATGCTGTTCGAGTGAACGTTTTAAAACGTCTGCGCGCTGATGTGTCGAAATGGCAATGCCAATCCGTGACGCTGAAGCGCAGGCAGGCACATACGGGACACCATCAATAGTGACCTGCATTTGATTTTCCTTTTAGACGTGAGCCTGTCGCACGGCAAAGTCGCCGAAAGTTAACGGTTTGCCCAGGCTCACAGCTGAAAGACTTTCTTTGATGTGCGCGTGCGATGCACAACAAAAAGGCCGCCTAAGCGACCTTTGATTTTTTAACGAGATCCACCGCCTCCGGGGCGGGAATCAGCAGATCGTCCACCACAGCGAGAACCATCGCTTGCGGTATCTGAGTCATGTTGACAGTTACCTGCATACGCTTGAGTTGTTGCACCCAGAGACATCAGAATAAAAAGAACAGCCAGTACCTTTTTCATTGTGCTTACCATGTGTAGGCCATCATTTGACGGCGCGTTTATCATAGTACTTTTTCTTCATGCACGAAAACCCTCCAACGAGTGACTAAAGAATTTAATGCTCGTGTGAGCCGCTTGATAACTTGTAGCGGGATAGTGCTACTTTTTCTGCGGCTGCGATGAGTGCAAGAAAATTCTTAAAGCGTCCACTTGCGCTTGAAAGCAAAATGACACAGGTCATTATTAATATCCTCTGAGCTGGCTCCTACCAACGCCAGAGGGTGTAGTACCTTAAAACGAAATAAGCCGTATAAGTTGCCTTCCAGTGGAGGGCTATTTTTTTACCATTATCAAGCCCACCAGCAGGTGAGCTTTGTAATGACTACGAATCCACCGCGTTATGCAGTGCTTCCTGACTGGCAATATGCTCGTAACGAGATACCGTCTTTCCATTCTGGTTCATCACGTAGGCGACCTCGCCGGGTTTCAGGAATACATTTTTGTCCATTCCCGATACCGCGATGCTCTGCTGCCCCGGATTGAACCCTACACTCAACCCGCAATGAATCTCTTCACCGCCACCTGGTGACATTACTTTTACTGTTAACATGCTTCTTCTCCTGCTTCTTCTGGGAATAAAAAAGGCCGCCCATTGGCAGCCTTTTGACGTTAGAGATGTTACTTATGAGGTATGACATGGTGATGTAGCCCCCTGAAACACCAGACAGTAGCTGTATCTCCAGATAAGAGATAGGCTTGAATATATGTCTAACACTAACACCAATTTTGAGATGACCGGGATCCTGTTAGGGCAAGAAGTCCGTAAACGTAAAACTCCTCAGGAGAAGATCGCCATTATCCAGCAGACGATGGAGCCGGGTATGAATGTCTCCCATGTCGCCCGCCTGCATGGTATCCAGCCCAGCCTGCTGTTTAAGTGGAAGAAGCAATATCAGGAAGGCAGCCTCACCGCCGTTGCGGCTGGAGAGGAAGTCGTTCCTGCTTCTGAGCTTACTGCTGCTCTGAAGCAGGTCCGGGAGCTTCAGCGCCTTCTGGGCAAGAAGACGATGGAAGTTGAGATCCTGAAAGAAGCCGTGGAGTACGGTCAGTCGCGAAAATGGATAGCGCACGCGCCCTTGTTGCCAAAGGACGGGGAATAGCCATGGTCAGCCGGACCATGGGCGTGTCGCGTGCGCAACTGTCACTGCGGATTAACCGTTCTGCCGACTGGCAGGACAGGCGCTGTAACCGGCGTAATGAAGAAGCAGACGCAGAAATACTGTCGGCTATCCTCAACATTATCAGCGATATGCCGAGTTATGGTTATCGACGCGTGTGGGGCATCCTGCGCAAGCAACGTCGCACAGAGGGACAGCCACCTGTGAATGCCAAACGGCTTTACAGGATAATGAGCGAGCATAACCTGTTGTTGTTGCATCACAAACCAGAGCGACCGAAGCGTGAACATAAGGGCAAGATAGCGGTGGCAGAAAGCGATATGCGCTGGTGTTCAGATGGCTTCGAGTTCGGCTGCGACAACGGCGAAAAACTGCGGGTAACGTTCGCGCTGGACTGCTGCGACCGTGAGGCCATAGACTGGGCAGCAAGCACGGGAGGCTATGACAGTTCGACCGTGCAGGATGTGATGCTGAGGTCGGTGGAAAAGCGCTTCGGCGACAGGCTGCCCGACACAGCGGTGCAGTGGCTGACGGACAACGGTTCAGCATATACCGCGCATGAAACGCGGAGGTTCGCCAAAGAGCTGAATCTGGAGCCATGTACAACAGCGGTGAGCAGCCCGCAGAGCAATGGCATGGCCGAACGGTTCGTGAAGACGATGAAGGAAGACTATATCGCGTTCATGCCGAAACCGGATGTGAGAACAGCCCTGCGAAACCTTGCAGCGGCGTTCACGCATTACAATGAAAATCACCCGCATAGTGCGCTGGGATATCACTCTCCGAGAGAATACCGGCGGCAGCGGGCATCGTTAACTTAAGATACAAAAGCTGTCCGGAAATGGCGGGTCAAGATCATGAGGTATGACATGGTTTACAGCAGTAGTAACACCCGTTTGATTTTGAATAATGCTTCTTAGCTTCCGTGACAGCTGGACGACATGTGTCGAAGATACCAAGGAAAATGCGATTCTCTGTCGCAGGCATAAATGCGCATCCTGTAACGTGTACCTCGTGGTCGCCGTTTGCCTGAGCATTTTTATTTACGTAATAGAACTGTCCCATTTTTAAAATCCCAGAGTGACGCTGCTTCTTGCAGCACCTGAGATGTTAATAATCTTGTAGCTTCAAAGTTACGATATATCCTTAAACTTTGAGCAAGTTCACTTTAAACACTGCTCACGCTAGTACTCAGTGAATGCCTGCTGTAATGCTTTATAGGTCAGCGTCCCTTCGGCCAACTGATAAAAAACGTAAAACCGATGAATGCGAAAAACAGTCCAGCAGCTCCAGCAATAAGGATTAGAGCCCAAACAAGAATAGTTCCGATGGTTGCAATAACTTGGACCTCGCTTGCTTTGGATTCTGGCAGCTAGCCTGCCACGCTTTGTTATGCGCCAGGATGTCTTTCTTCGTCTGGCGGTCCAGTACATCCCAGTCGTGCGCTGTGCCGTAGATGGGTTTAACCCAGTCGCAAGCCGTGTCCACTACCTCAACCCTTACGGGTCCAGTTGTCCCGCAGCTCGCGATCAACATCGTCGCCAGGCATATGGTTAACAGTCTGCTGTACATTGCTGGCCTCTTTCGTTGCATCTACTCGGCGTTCAGCTGCTGCGACCGTTGCAGCTGCGTTATCTTCAGTGCGCTGCTGGTCGGCTTTCGCTTTCGCTTCCGCTTTGCTGGTGCCGCGAATATGGCCCAGGCCAAAAGCGCCGGCAATAGCGGAAATCACCAGTGCGGCCAGCCCGATTATCGTTTCGATACCCACATTCACCTCACACCAGAACGGATTTCGCCAGGTTAAACAGCGTGCGGCGTTTATCCAGCCCGTTGCGGCCGCCATTGATTAGCAGCGTAACGCGCTCAACATCGCCGGAATGAAGCAGGCAACCGCGGGAGGCATAAAACCAAGCAGCTGAGCGCGCGGCGTATTCATCCTCTTCAAGCAACTCCGGGTGAGTAACCAGGTCTAGTTTCAACGCGTGGCCACAGTTGCGGTAATTGCTGAGCCCGGTGATTTGCTTCAGGCCGCGACCGCGATATTTCCAGCCATCACCAGCAACCTGGTTGCCCAGGTTCTTTTTGCCCCACTCACCGCCATAAACCAGATTGGCTATCGCTTTCTGATTTGCCGGTTGCGTTGCCGTTCTGCCAAGTGCGGCGGCCTGCTGTGCAGTAATGCGATGCTTGCCGAACGTAGGTACCAGGTTTTCTGCCGCATAGTTCAGGTTTTCCACCAGCCGGGTGAAACCGCCGGACTCATGGCCCATCTGCGCGATAAACATGGCCTGATCGAGCGGCGCGGTTATGCCGAATTCCTTCATTGCAGCATCGATATAGTGAAACCAGCGCACGGCTAGACCGGCGCTTATACCTGCCGCCTTTTCAAATTGTGTTTGGTTCATTAGTGCCTCAGATGATCAACCAGGCGTGCAACGTTGCCTTTGACGGCCACCAGCACGGAAAGGAATATGATGTTTGCCGCAATTGTGGCCCATGATGAATGCGGGTAAATCCCACACAGGTACGCCAACGGCACAGCGCTGTAAGTGACGGTAATCAACCAGGCTAAACGCGAAATCCATGGCCGATGCCGCGAATCACCACGGCGATAAAACATCAGGGTAATCACAACTCCGGCGCAGAGTAGCGCGTTGATCGTTGCTGATGGGTCATTTAGTACCACCTGAACCTCCCCGGCGCGTTATCAGCGCCACCAGCGAGCCGATATCCTGCTTATTCAGGAACGTAAGGATTTGAACGGCCAGCGCAGAGACAATCACGGCACCGATGGCATCCAGCGGTTTATCGCTATATTCCGTCCAGGATGCGAGCTTAGATCCAACCAGACCAGAGCCAAGAATGCCGACAATATAGGACACGACGAAGTAAGCCAGCCGACGCAACACACTCAAGTCAGCCGCTGTTGCTATGTAGAATACGGCGCCTGCGAATGCACCAAAAACAACACCGTAATCAGTTCCGGTTAGAAGCCCGTAAACACTGGCCCCGGTCAAAGCTATACCGGCTAACCCAGAGCCGGAAATCGGATCGGACATCGGTCCCCCTCAATGCTGTGAATCCTCTCAAAATGAGGGGAAAGAAAACCGCTATGCGGCATAATTTGTCACTCTGTCAAAGGCCATCAGAAATGACCTTTTGCACAGTGTTATTTACTGGATTTAATCAGGGGCCAGAGTAAAGCAATTACCCCGGCTACCAGCACGCCATCAGCAAGGATGGACATCATTTTGCTGGTGAAGTCGATGGCAACCACCAGGAACATCAATACCCCGGCGGCTACCCAGCGCAATTTCCCGATCACAGGTACTGGTCCAGTGGAAGTTGCAGCGCCTGAGCAATTTTCTTGAGCTGCTTCTCTTCTTCTTCCCCGATGCCGTCGTTGTCAGCGACATCAAGGCATAGGCAAAGAACATCAACAGCATCGTTTGTACCGGCAACGTCAGCCAGTTCGCGCAGCGCCTGAGCATTAGCAGAGCGCGGCGAAGCTTCATAGCGAGCACGGATATTGCTACTCATCTGTGCGATCTCACCAGCGAACGGTGCGAAAGCAGGCAATGCTGAAATGGTTTTTTCCAGAGTGGCGATTTCTTTCGCGTCGCATGTGCCGTCGGCATACGCAATGGAGTAAGCACCCCATACCGTAGCTTCAACCGCGTCGCGGTTTTCCATTTTCTTAACTTCGACAACAGCTTTACGTGCTTTCTTTTTGAAGATACCGAACATAGTGACTTTCCTTTTAGCGGGTGAGCCAGCGCTCAGGAATGATCAGCCCACAGAGATAGTCACACCGACCGTTCCCTATGGCTCACCCCTGAAAGGCTCTGTGGTTGAATTGCGCCGAGCGTGGCGCGAAGAATTTCGGACATAAAAAAACCCGCACTGAGGCGGGTTTGGTGTCGTGTAGGCGTAATATCCCACGATGGAAAGCATACAGGACATTTTTATGCAAAGTCAACACTAACGTGCAAAAAAGTGTCGCCATTTGCTCCGATCATATTAATAAGTTGTTGCCTTCTCAAATTCTACTGCCGCGTGACGCTCCCACTGGCGCAGCGTGTCCACCAGCATTTCATAAAAGGGTTTCCAGTTGCGTGACCATGAGGACTGATGGAGGTCCGGGAGACGCTTCAGAATGGCACGGTGTACCGTCGCCGAGGAGATAGCAGAGAAGCCATTACCAGAGCAACGTTCACACGTTTTGAAAACCGGTGCGCCACGTTCTTTGGTCGCTTTGCGATCCAGCACTTCACCTTTACCGCCGCATCTGCACCGCGCAAGGATTACCTTTTTCCCTCCGCAGGTTTCGCAAACCCTTTTCACCAGCTCATTTTTAACCTTCGGGGCCACCACTTCGGCACCGTCAGCGTCGAAGATACCAGGGTATTTAATTACATCTTCATGTCCGGAGATAAATCCGGTACCGCAACAGCTGTGACACGTGACGCTGGTGGCGGCCGAACGGGAGTAATCAGCAAAGGCAAACTGCGCCAGCATCTGCATGCACCATCCAAAATGCCCACCAGCTGCTTTGCGAACATTCTTTGGTGCCGTTTCCATCGCGTAACGAGCCAGCGCCTGAACTGCGAGCTGTTCATCTGTTTTGCTGATGCCGGACTTGCCGAAGAAAGCAGCCAGGCCGAAGCGCGCACGGCTGCTGGTGGTACCAATCGCTGCCATAACATCAGTGCCCGTGAGACGATCCGGAGATGTTCCCTTTACATCGTCGCTGATATGCATTCCCTGAGGACTAAAATGTTTGAGTGCTGCTTCCAGTTTCATGCGGCCACCTGCTGTTTTTTATAGAAACCATTTCACGAACCTGATCGCCGTTCATGAGCATGTCGTTAAAGTCCCCGTTATCCGGCCAGTAGATACTGACCTTTTCGAGGTCGTTTTTTGCCATCAAATTGGCATGAGCACATTCCATAGCAGCCGCTAAACCGGTAGCACTGTTGATGTCACGGTCTGCAAAAATGATGAAGTTCTTCACGCCAGCTGGCACACGGAATTTCTTCATGAATCCGCTGGTCATGGTTGCCCATGTGTTTACTTTGTAGAGTTGCTTGCATGACAAAGCGGTTTCGATACCTTCCGCGATGCCAAGTGTGCTGGAGACCGGGAACATCCGGATAGCAACTGAACGAGCATGATCCAGATAGCTCTCTTCCTGAAGAGATTTCTGGCGTTTTGCACCAACTGAATCCTTCAGCTGAGCTTTCCGATTACCGTCCAGCAAAGTTCTGTGCAGATAGCAAAGTTCTCCTTTGTCATCAGTGGCGAGAGAATACAGCGACTGAAAAACCTTCCCTCCGTAGCGTTCCTTTTCGTTAAACCTGATAGCCTCTTGAGGAAGCTGGTAAATTCCGCGCGCATTGAGATAATCAGCCCCAGAAGATCCTCGCAGCGGCGCCAGTTTTGCAAATTTGCTCAGCACTCTTTTACGCAGGCTGCCAGCGTTGCTGGTTTTAGGGATACTTTCGCGGCGGAACGTATTACCAATCAGCTCATCAATTTCGCGGCAAACCTCATTAAATGGTTTTCCCTGGGTTTGGGTCACTAGCTTGATACCATCACCGCTGCCGCAGGTGCAGATCCATGTTCCAGCTCCGTCACGGTCATCGATACGGAATTTACCAATCGAATCGCAGAGCGGGCATTTCCCCCTAAAGTGGTGTTTCCCGGTGATCGGCGGCAGTCCGTAATGCTCAAAAATCATGGCCCACTGGCCTTTTGCTGCTTCTACCGTTTTCATGCTCGTTTTCCTAACTGCTGTCTGATGTCGCTGACGTGTTTAAGCGCCTGCTGAACTCTTGCCGGGTTCGGCTGCTTTTCTGCCTGCTTTTCCAGGCGCTGCTCTTTTTCGCGTTGCCTGACGAAGGCGATCCGCTTGTGCGTAATGAAGTTTGAAACTGTCGGTGTGATATCCATGGGGTAATCGCTCAGGCCGTTCGGCCACTCCCCAAAGCGTTCGCGGAAAGTGTGGGCACACCAGGCATCGCTGACAGGCTTTTTCCCCATCGATACGCGCTGGCGCTGATAGAATTTGATCTGGCTCCACCAGGCCTGTTTCTCTGCCTTCGTTGGCTGTCGCTGCTCGCCACCCAGTTTTTTAAGTTTGCGCCCGGTGTCGGTATCAATGTCCTCACCGGCCAGAGGTTTGTGGCCACATTTCGGGCATACATAAACACCAGCTGGTTTCATGAAGTGGCATTGCGAACATTCGTGCGGCAGCTTCTCCGCCCTTTCCTCAGCGGCCCGGCGCGCGCCCTCTTCCATCCCGTCAGATTTGCCCGGGAGATCGTCATATTCGATAGAGTCCGGATAACCAAGGCGGTGCACAGTGCCGCTGTGATCGAAGATAAGGCAGGAATCTTTACCTGGTGCCGTGCGCAGGCCTCGCCCGATCGCCTGTAACCAGCGAATTTCGCTCTTAGTTGGCCTGGCGTAGATGATGCAGCG